CATGTCGAACTCGGGCAACGGTGGTATTGTTGCACCTGATAATGTTACAATGAAAATAATTAGCGGAGACAAAATGAAATGATAAAGGAAAGCGAATCCGCAGATCCAACCAACAAAAGGTCTCCACCCACCTTTAAATAAACTGCCACTTGCAGCTTCTGCTTTGTTTATTTCTAGTTGTGCGAGCAAAGCCTCTTGAGCATGTCGCTCGCCCATAGTTGCAATTTCATGAGCAAGAGCTGATTTCTGGTCTTTGTCTTCTATGAACTTATCTAGCAAGCCAGTAACTGGACCAACTAAAGATGTGATTAGACTCATTTACATTCTCCAAACTATATTGGCAAGGAGGACTATTATCGTCCCAGCAACACCAATTAGAATAGCCTCTATCCTTTTTATTCTAAGGATTGTTTCTTTCCAGCGTTCTTCTAATTGAACTTCTACAACAGTCAACCTACGACTCAGCTCCTCTAGCTTCATGATGCTTTTTCAGTATCCTTTTCGATAGTTTCTTCAGCAACTTTTTTAAAAGACTCTAGAAGTTCTTTTTGAAAACTATCTGCTGCTCGTTGAACTTGATCTAAATCAGCCCGCAACTTGTTAGTTTTAACAGACAGATCTTTTAGCTGTGCAATCAGATATTTTTGTTGATTATTAAGGTCAGCTTCAGCATAGCCCTTGCCATCAATATTTATTACATTTTTATCAGTCATATTATTGCCCTTGTGCTTCACGCATAGCTTTGTATGCGTTCTTAACATCGTCTGTCCAAGCAGCATTAGCTATGGCTTGGACAGATGCAGCTTCACCAGAAATGTCTGTGGCTGTGTGTGCCCAACTTGCTTCAGCAGCCGATACTGCTTCAACCGCTTCTCTAGTTACATTGCCATTCCTGTCTTTCTCTTCAGATACCGCATCAACAGCAACTACTGCTGGTGTGTAGACTGAGTTAAAAGGATGAAGAACGTGCCTGTGGAATGAACGACTAAGTTCTGTTTTAGAACCATCTGCTTGTTCTTCCTTAAGTACAGTTGCCTGACGAACTTGTATCGACCAAGTTTGCACGACCTCAATTTTGTCGTATTCTATTTCTTTTGTTATGTCACCGTTTGCCATATTTTATCTCCTTTATGGTTTGGACTGTCCGACCCTAGATCCATAGGGTTATACTTCATACGTTCCACCAGCATTAATACTGCCAGCAGTATCCATAGCAATAGCAGCTCTATTTCCACCCCCTACTGGCGATTCAATTAACAAGCCAGTAGTTTCGCCAGCCTCTATTCTAGCAGCAACTGCTATATTATTTGAAGTGAGTGAAATAGCTTCAAGCTGAATGGTAAAATATGTCTGACTTCCTGATGTAAATGGAAAACCGCCTATCCCAATGCTACCAGATCCAGTGTGATTACTCCAAGTCATAGCAAATTGAAAAGCAACTACCCGTCCTATCTTCGTATATGTAGCACTCTGAGTGCTATAAGTTCCAGAACCAGAACTGCTAGTCCCGATAACAACAGGCGTCCAAGTTCCTTCTTCGTAGTGGTCTAAAAGTTCTGACGATGTTGATCCTGTTGAAGATGGTGTCTGTGCAGCAAAATCAATGCCGTGACCGTTTGCGACTACTAGGTTTCCGTCTGCAAGTGTGAGCGTATTACCAATTGTTGTTGTCCCATCTCCAAATACTCTCAACAAAGCAGTATCAGCAGCTTTATTAACTACATTTAAAGCAATATCACTGCTATTAGTGCCTGCTTGGACAGAAAATCCAAAATTTCGGCCAGCAGTAGCTTCTAAGTTTGCAAAAGACCCAACATAATCTGCATCTGCAACACCATCTGCTGCGGATACTATTACTTTTTTATTAAACGTAGCCGTACCAGCAGCAGCCATATCAAGGGTAAGGGCGGTAAATTGACCAGTGCCGCCATCATTACCTCTAAAAGTAATGGTATCATCCGAAGTAGGGGCGTATAAATGAAGGCCATTAGAGTCTACAAAAAGTTCTCCAGTTACAGTACCATTGAGTTCAAGGTCAATAATACCGCCATTTGTGGCGTGATTGAGTGTTAATGAGGTATAGCCAGAGTAGACGTTTGGTGTTCCACCAATTCCAAAATTACCATTATTATCTAGTGTTGCTTTCAAATCATTATTTGTATAAAATTCTATATTTGCATTTTTTTGCTGATACAGAAAAGCATTTCCTGTTGTATTTCCTGCTAGACCAACAAAAAACTTATCGGTGTTATGGTCATTAGCAAAAGCAAGTTGAGTGCCTACACCACTACCAGAACTATGAAAATCAGCTAAAACACTACCACCTGAAAGTGAGCTTTGACCAACTGCAATAGCACCATTAGGAATAGCCATGTCACCAGAAATAGTAGTCAGGGAAGATGTACCACTGCCAATGGTTACATCTATCTCATCTTCAGCATTGCCATCTTGTAATACTAAACCATTTTGAAATTCTGCATCATGAGAAGCAACACCAAGAGCCAGCTTACCACCTTCAGAACCATCTGCTGCTGTAACAATAGATGCTGTCATTTTGGCAAATATATGTTGCTGTTGTGCAGCATCATCCCCGATGAAAGATATTAAACCAACTATGTCTCCATCTGCACCAGCAGCACCTTTGTCTTTTCTGATTTGTAATTCAGCACCATCAGTATCATTTGCTGTATTTATTAATTTAAGTGCAGGATCATTAGCATTTGCTGATGTAAAGGTCACGGTGTCCGCAGTCACAGTAAGATCACCAACGATGTTTGTAACGTCTAGGTTTGTTGTACCATCTATGTCTAGGTCACCTGAGACATTTAAGTCAACAACACTTAACGAAGCAAAAGCATCAGTTACAGCAGCACCACTTCCTGCACCATCTAAATAAACAGCTTTAACATCTCCAGCAGGGATCGTTACATTAGCACCAGAACCTTGGCTTATAATAATATTCTGAGAACCAGAGGTTGCATTCTCAATGTAATAAAATTTATTAACAGTGTTTGGTCCAATAGTTATCGTACAAGCTGAGTCAAGTGTGCCTGTGTATTTAACATACATCGCTCTAACAGGGTCTGTAGAGCCATCAGCAATAGTTGAAGCGTGTGTATCGGCATTTGTGGTTATGGCTTCTGTTCCGTATCCTAGAGCCTCTCCGATTAATTCTAAGTTCGTGTTAGTGACAGTTCCCCATGTGCCTGAATTGTCACCAGTGTCCATCTCTGATAATCTGAGATCATTTACATAGGTTATTGCCATATCAATCGATCCTTACTATTGCGTTGCTCGCTGTAGCAGCAGGAAAAACAATCTTAAAAGTTCCTCCTGCAACCGTGAAATCACCACCGAAATCAAGGACTGCTATTGCACCTCTAGCATTCGATGAAGCATCACCCAGCGTTTTGTTATAAATTAGAGCACCTCGTGCTGTGAATGTAGCTGATGTCCATTCTGGGTCAGCTGCATCGAAACAACCACTTGTACTGTTTTCAGTAACAGCTTTGCTCGCAAGAGCATTGCCTGCAGTAGTGTATCCGTTTCCGTTCGCAACTTCACCAGATGTTACATATCCGTCTGTTGCTGCACCCAAGCTCGCTGAGCTGGTGTAAAGTGCTATGTAGATGTCATCCGAGTCTAGGTGGTGGTCACCTAGTAAAACATCTTTTTTAAACAATGTACACATTGCTTGACTTATTGCCATTATTATATACCTCCGTTGTATTCGGCTGCGTAGTCCCTGCTCATTTCCTGAACAAACAGTTGCACAGCCTCGTCAAATTGTGCTTTATATAGTTGTAGCGTTTCTCCAGCTTTAAGGAAAGCAGAAGTTTCGTAGAGTGATGCTGCCAGCAAAACTGCGGGAGCATTAGTGTCGATCCAAGTATTTGCATTGCTAGAAGAAAGTCCTGTTTCCGGAGCAATAAAGTCGACTTGATAAGCAAGAGTCGCATCAGGTGTCGGAGCAAGTGTTATGACTGTTCCGGAAGTTGTTGCGTTTTTCGTGCTATACATTATTGGTGTTCCAGTCGTGCTTGACTTTGGCCAATAATCCCTTAAATATGAATCTATCCTGTGATTCAAATAATTAACATTTCCGCTCGCATCTGTTACAGAGGCTTGCCTTATCATTCTCGCCGAAGGAACAGTATATTCGAAAGTTCCAACAACAAGATTGCCTGTTGTTACGTTTCTAAAGCAAGGCAAATTCGGAAGCCTTTGGAAAACCATCGCCTCAGCTTGAGCGATTATAGTATCGATTGAGTTGCTCAGCTCTGTAGAGTCGTCTTCTACAAAGTTCTGTATATTTGCAACTAAAGTTGTATAGCTCATTTAATTACCCCAAGTTCCAGCACCCCAAGTGCCAGATCCCCATTCTTGATCGACTACGATAGAGCCACTGTTAACAGTTCCAACTCCACCTGTGCCACCGACACCTGTCTCGACTACATTAACTTGAGGCACTTCAGTCCCAACTCCACCTGTACCAGCCACTCCACTTTCTAGAATTGAGAGGTTAAGTGCCTCGACACCAACATTACCAGAGCCTCCACCACCAGAAACTCCTGTTACTTGTACAACTGGAACTTCGACACCAACACCACCAGTACCTGCAACACCTGCCTCATTGATAGACATTTCTAGTGTTTCAGTTCCGACTGCACCTGTTCCACCAACACCTGTTGCTTCT